ACTAGAACAAATTCCGTATCTAAGCAAACGATTCCTAATGAAACGCTACTTGGGCATGACCGAACAAGAGATCAGTGAAAACGAAACAGCCTGGGCTGAAGAACGTGGTGATATTGAAGAAGCACCAGTCGATAACCCCAATATGCGCAGTGCCGGGATCAGTCCCGGCGGAATACAGAGCGATCTTGAAGGCCTAGGTCCTGAACCCGGAGCACAAGGCGCCGAAGCCGGGCCCAACATGGCCGGAGCTGCAATGGGACCAGGTGGCGGCACTCCGGGCGCAGCACCAGCACCAGCTCTTTAATACCCAAAACGGTAAATAGTTTTATGAACATAATGGAATTATTTGACAAAGCCCCTGCAGGCTATTACGATGAAAAAGAAGACCAATCCACGTTAAAAATGGATCAAAGTCGCAACAATCGTATTACCCTAGCACACCTAAATCAAATAAGAAAAAGCCACGATGTGCGCAAACTTGAACACGAAAAGAAATTAAAATCAATTACCAAACAATATAGCCCACCACCAGAAGCAGGCGCTGGTGTAGGTGGCGCTGGCGGATTGATATAATTATCTGTCAAAATCCTGTAAAAAACCCCCATTTAACATAGAAATCTACGCATATTTGTAAATAACTTTACAAAGCCAATTTATTAAAGGAATTTTTTATGAACAAGTTTGAAAAACTAATTGAATACATTATTAATGATGAAGACGACAAAGCACGTGCTTTGTTTCACGACATCGTTGTAGAAAAATCACGCGACATTTACGAGTCTATCATGGACGAAGAGCAAATGGGCGAAATGGTACACGGTGGTGGCGTTGATGACATGACCGACGAGTTAGAGAATGAAGAAGCCATGGAAGGTGAAGAAGACTTTGACATGGACGGTGGCGACGAAGAGCATGACATGGGCGGTGAAGAAGGTGAAGACGAATTTGGCGGTGAAGATGAATTTGGCGACGAAGATCATGACATGGGCGGCGAAGAAGAGTTTGGTAACGAAACCGAACACGAAATTGAAGACCAAGTAATGAACATTGATGCCAAACTAGACGAACTATTGAGCAAGTTTGACGAGATCATGGGATCTGAAGGCCACGGCGACGAAGAAGGCATGGACGACATGGGCATGGGCGACGAAGAGCCAAGTTTTGACGATCATGGCGCCGAAGGTGGAGCAGAATTTGGTGGCGAAGAAGAGCCATCGATGATGGAAGGCGAGCAACCCGAGTGGTTAAAGAAAGGTTCAGCTAAATCTGGAAAATCCGGAAGTGCTAAATCTGGCAAGAGCGGCTCGGCAGCATCTGGAAAATCCGGAAGTGCTAAAATGGAAGCTGCTAAAGCAGGATCTGGCATGAGTGGCAAATCGGGCGCATCTGGTAAATCGGGCGCATCTGGCAAGAGCGGTTCAGGCAAAATGGAAAGCCGTAGCAACAAGTCTACTGCAGAAATCATGCGTGAATACGTGGACACTATTGGTCAAATCTATGGTGGACCCGGTGATGAATCAGAGGGAACCATTGTTGGCGCTAACACAGGTGCTAAAGACAAGGCCAGCATTAACAAGAAATCTACCAGCCTAGACAAAGGTCCAGATTTTGGTGGCACAAGTCAAAACATTATTACCAAGAAAGGTAATACCAATGAAAACCCTGACGGAAAGCCAGTACCAAAAGCCAGTAACGAATATACCAAAGGCGAAGGCAACTTGCCCGGCGCAGGTAAATTCCAGAACGTACCAGGCGGAAACGCAGGCAAGAGCGGTTTCAAACACAGCGAACCTGCATACAAAGATGGCGGTGACGGACAAGGTAGCGAAACCGGCAAGAAAGTGGGTTCTGCAAAAGACGGATCAGTTTCTGTAAACAAGAAGTCAATTGAAGGTTCTGCCAGTTCACCAACTGGCAAGAAGCAATAATAGATTAGGGCAATAAAATGGCTTTGTACCTAAAAGAGAATCTTACATTTGATCGGGCAAACATCGTAGTTGAGTCTGCCGACGAGAATGGTCACAAGAGTCTCTATATGAAAGGGATATTCATCGAGGGAGGCGTGAAGAACGCTAACCAACGTGTTTATCCCGTTCACGAAATAGAAAAAGCTGTAAACTCTATTAACGAACAAATCAAAGGCGGCTACTCGGTTCTAGGCGAAGTAGACCATCCCGATGATTTAAAAATTAACCTAGACCGTGTTAGCCATATGATCACTCACATGTGGATGGAAGGCAATGCGGGACAAGGCAAATTGAAGATATTACCAACTCCAATGGGCAAACTGGTTGAATCCATGATCACGTCGGGTGTCAAGCTGGGCGTGAGTTCACGTGGGTCTGGTAATGTTAACGAAGGCAGTGGGCACGTTAGTGATTTTGAAATCATTACTGTGGACATTGTGGCGCAACCTAGTGCTCCTCATGCGTATCCAAAAGTAATTTACGAATCACTGATGAATTATCGTGGTGGGCAACAAGTATTTGGACTAGCGGCTGAAGCTAGCCAAGATCAACGAGTACAGAAGTACCTGCAAGAATCCATTAAAGGATTCATCAAAGAACTAAAATTATAGGAGAAATATCCAATGTTAGATGCTATCAAGCCATTGTTGGATAACGGAATTATTAACGAATCAACTCGTACCGCGATTGCCGAAGCATGGGAAGCACGTCTTTCTGAAGCCCGTGATCAAGTTCGTGCTGAACTACGTGAAGAATTCGCACAACGTTATACACATGACAAACAAGTAATGGTTGAAGCTCTTGACAAAATGGTAACCGAGTCTCTCACCGCTGAACTTGCTGAGTTTGCGGACGAAAAAAGACAATTAGCAGAAGACCGTGTGAACTTTAAACGTCACATGTCTGAGAGCGCAAAGAAGTTTAACAATTTCATGGTATCAAAACTATCAGAAGAAATCAAAGAACTTCGTGCAGATCGTAAAGAATACGAGAATGCTGTAAGCAAACTTGAAACATTTACAATCAAGGCTCTAGCAGAAGAAATTAAAGAATTTGAAAAGGACAAGAAAGCCGTAGTGGAAACTAAGGTTCGTCTAGTTGCTGAAGGTAAGGCTAAGTTAGCCGAACTACAAAAACAATTCGTTAGTCAATCTGCAGTTGCAGTAAAAGAGGCTATTACCAGTTCGTTAGAGTCTGAGTTGACTCAACTAAAAGAAGATGTTGCTATGGCACGTGAAAACATGTTTGGCCGACGTCTATTTGAAGCATTTGCTAGCGAGTTTGCTGGTACTCATTTAAATGAGAACAAACAAATTCGTCAATTACAATCTACAGTGAAAACTCTAGCAAGTAAACTATCTGAAGCAGTAAACGCGATAGAAAGCAAAAGTGCCTTAGTTGAATCGAAAGAAACGGAAATCCGTATTATCAAGGAATCAGCAGAACGCAAGCAAAAACTTGCAGAAATGTTGAAGCCATTGAATAAAGAGAAGTCGGCAATCATGCAAGACTTACTCGAAAGTGTGTCGACTGATCGTCTTCAGTCTGCATATGAAAAGTATCTACCAGCAGTGTTAAACAATACTCCTGTTGAAACAAAGCCTGTTGCAAAACAAGCAGTTCTAACAGAAAGTCGCGTTGCAGTTACTGGGGATAAATCTGCTAAAACTGCCGCTACCGTTGAGGATACATCATCGATTGATAATGTATACGAAATGAAGCGTTTAGCAGGGCTTAAATAAACCCTAAAAGGAAAAAGGAAAGAGAAAATGACACAAGCATTATTAGAAAGCCGTTGGGGCGAGACCAAAGAAGCCCTGTTAGAAGGCTTACAAGGTTCACGTAGAACCTCAATGGGCGTTATCCTAGAGAATACTAGAAGATTCTTGGCAGAGAACGCAACAGCAGGTGCAACACAAGCCGGTAACGTAGCAACACTTAACCGTGTTATTCTACCAGTTATTCGTCGTGTGATGCCAACAGTTATCGCTAACGAAATCGTTGGCGTACAACCTATGACAGGTCCAGTTGCTCAGATTCATACACTACGTGTACGTTACGCTGACTCTGTAACTGATTCTAGCCCATATGCAACATCGGCTAACGCTGGTGACGAAGCATTAAGCCCATTCAAGATCGCAGTTGCTTATTCTGGTTCTAACACAACCGGCCAAGCAACATCAACAGCGGCACTTGAGGGTATTGCTGGTAACCGTATCAACGTTCAAATCTTGAAACAAGTTGTTGAAGCGAAGACACGTAAATTATCAGCACGTTGGACATTTGAAGCCGCTCAAGATGCACAATCTATGCACGGTTTGGATGTTGAAGCGGAAATTATGGCTGCACTAGCACAAGAGATCACAGTTGAGATCGATCAAGAAATTCTTGGTTCACTACGTGCTTTGGCTGCTACTGACTACACATTTGACCAGTCAGCAGTTAGCGGTACAGCAACATTCGTTGGTGATGAGCACGCTGCTCTTGCAGTTCTTATCAACCGTACAGCAAACTTGATCGCACAACGTACACGTCGTGGCGCAGGTAACTGGGCAGTTGTATCACCAGCAAGTTTAACAGTTCTTCAATCTGCAACAACTTCTGCTTTCGCAAGAACAACAGAAGGTACATTTGAAGCACCTACAAACACCAAGTTTGTTGGTACATTGAATGGCGCAATGAAGATTTATGTTGACGGATATGCAAATGACAGCCAAGCAGTATTGGTTGGATATAAAGGTTCTAGCGAGGCTGATGCAGCTGCGTTCTATTGCCCCTACATCCCATTAATGAGTTCTGGTGTTGTTCTAGATCCAACAACATTCGAACCAGTAGTTAGCTTTATGACACGTTACGGATATGTTGAGTTAACAAACACAGCATCATCTCTAGGTAACGCAGGTGACTACGTTGGTGAGATTGCTGTAGCAAATCTATCATTCCAATAATCAAGCAACGCTTGATCAAGGAATCAAAATAAAAAAACCCACTTCGGTGGGTTTTTTGTTGGCTAAGTAATAGTATGAAATTTCTAGTACCACACATAAAACCAAACCACTTTGAATTAACTGATGTTGCAAACAGCAACCTAATAAAACAAATTGAAAAGAACGCACTAACAGTGTTAGATTTATCACAAGATGGAATTGGTGTACAAGCAGTCAAACGACAATTTGATTATTTGGGATTTCAAAATCGAATAATTTATCTTACCAGTAGTTTTGCTGAATCAAACAGTAACGACATAATCTTCTTTCCGCATTTCTTTTACACATCCAACCGGCAATTTCAAAATCAACAGTTGACTCCGATTGGCAAAAGACCGCGACGTGCAAGTTGTTTGAATAGAAATGGGTTGGCGCATCGCATATACTTATATTATAAACTATTACAACAACCCTATTCAAAAGACTTATTACTCAGTTGCCACGGACTGCTTGATCCTTACACACATCGTATACGTACACTGGATGATCCCATTTATGCAGAAATTCCTAGATCCGTCAAAAATGAACTGGCCGGAATCAAATTGACTAGATCGGCTTTTGAGAACGACAATCCAAAAACAACCGGCACCATGGGAGACCACAGTTGGACAAATTCGGCATTTCAAGATTGCTATTTAAACATCATAACCGAATCAACTGCTACGCTCAGTTTTGTAAGCGAAAAAACATTCAAGCCCTTGGCAGCCGGACAACTGTTTTTGATGGTAAACGGATACAACAGTCTTGACATCTTGAGAGAAATGGGATTTGAAACATTTGATCAAGACTTTGACAATCACGGTTATGATCTGTTTACTGAATTTAAAAAGTCAGATTATATTTTTCGAATTGATAAATTGATAGATTTGTTAAATCGCAGGTATGATCAAATTGAAGATATCTATTTTAAAAACATCGAGGGTATACGATACAATCAAGAGTATGCACGATCAGATCAACTTGCAGAAGACATACTGGCACCACTTAGAAAAATTGGTATAGTGGCTAAATAATAATGTTACTAATGTTCACAAGAACTTCTCGGAGTAGAGCCGCTTCGGGTGGCCTAGAACGCTAACATAAAGGAAAATAAAATGGCAAGAAACTTAAAGATTACACAAACAGACTCTAGCGGACAAATACATGACCGTTATACTGGACCTGAAGTTATCAACGGTACATACGTTGGTGGTACAGGTGGCCTAACAAGTCAAACCGGAAGACAAATTCAACCAACTGTAAAAGTTGGAACCAACGGTGCCACAACTGGCAGTATTTTGGCACAGAAGGGTGCACACAAATTTAGAGTCACTGACGGAACAAACACTGGTACCTGCACACT